GGTCTGGACACCAGCCCCCCGTGGTCTGTACACCACCCCCCTGTGTCGCAGATGCCATCCCCCCCTGTAGTATTTGTACACGGGTGGTCTCCACACCACCCCCCTTCTTTTTGCGGTGCTGGGAGCTTCTATCACAATCGTCAGGACAGGTAAGTGTAATCCTGTATCTATTAGTGATACCATCTCTGCGTTCTTCAGTAAGTTCGCCTAGCTCCATTAAAGCGTCTATAGAGCGCTGGACTGTTCTTCTGTTTATGCCGCCTGCAAGCCTGCCAATAGTTTCTATGGCTGGCCACGCTCCTTCTTCTCCCTCAAAGTTGGCAATCGCAATTAGCACCAGTCGGTTAGAGTATGTTGACCTTGAGTGGTAAAGCGACAGTGCCAAGGCTGAAATGCTCATTAGGTTCCTTTCTTAGATTAGGTAGCTAGGAGGCTTAGTTTCGTGCTTGCCGCCTTGCTTGTCAAGTGAGTACCAGATACGACGTGTGTAGTCAAGTATCGGGTGACCGGGTGCCGAGAACTTAGAGGCTTTGTGTCCGAAGTCCCTTGCCTCAGCGGCAACGTTAGCGTCGCTCTCCATCCGTCCGTTGTATTCAGAGCAGATGAGAATGACGTTCTGTAGGTTGTCTGCGATTTTAGAGCCGCCCATGCCTCTGTTCTGGACATGGTGCGGCACAAGGTCGTTAGATTCGCCGCAGTGCCAGCACCAGAGGTCGCGAGCGCGTAGCTTGCGCGTTTCTGCGGCTTTCACAGTCGCGTTTCGGCTTGCATTAGTTTGGCTTGAGTGGCTGTCGCCATCAGTGCGCTTTCCAATGACCGAATCTTTACACGAACTCGGTTCGCCTCAGCCTTGCGTAAATCGCGCTGTAAGCGTGCGTCAGCGGCTTCAAGGCGTGAAAGGGCAGTTCTATCCGCCACAGTGCCTTCAGCCCGTATAAACGCCTTCTGTTCGATTAGGTCTAGCGTGTTTTCTGCTTCGGCTAGTCGGACTTCGCATTCGTATAGAGCCTCAGACCCCCGGCGGTTCTCTGCCGTCAGGTCCGCTATCTCCTTTATTATCTCTGAGTGCAGCACTTAGCACCAACAAATAATGAATGACTTCATTGTTCCAGAACTTAGCCAGCTCATGCCGCCCCAGCTTTCTTGCTAGGTGATACGCTTCCTCGGTTTCCCGAATCTTCGCCTTCAGCACTGAAAGATTTCGCACGTTCAGCCAGCCTCTCTAATACATCGGTAGTCGCGCCTTCGCTTTTTGCTTGAGCGTATAGCCAACGTAATCCGTCTACATCTGTAAGTTTAGATGCCTCTGCTTCATAGTCCCTCAAACTTGGCTTAGGGTAGTTCGTCGCGCGTGAAATAGACCCCACTCCACGCTGCACCTTTTCCATTTCTTCCCTAGATGCCAAGGTGTTTGAGTCTTTATTCATGCTGTAACCCATCACCATTAGCGCTCGCCCAAGACTTGACGATTCTGAGTTTTCCATAGCGGAAGTCTGGTTTGCACCCGGTCCGCCGTCTATCTCAAATGCGTGTCCAGTGGCTTTAGGCAGGTCGTTGGCTTGGTCACCAGCAGTTAGGTAGAGAGAAGTCTTGATAACCCAGATTCGCTTTACGTTAGGGTCTTTTGCATCCCAAGAATCGTACTCGTTTGCGTTTATCCACTCGGTGACGATTCGCCCATCTTCGTGGTCTGCGTGAAACTTAGCGAGTCGTTCTGCGACTGTGCTGTACTTGCTTAAATCAAACTTCATCTTCATCCTCTGTTTCTTCGTCGGTTTTTATAAATCCCCAACCTGCGTCCATGTAGAACCACAGGTCTATTTCTTCAAGCGAGATGCGCTCTAGGATTCCGTCTGCCAGCTTCATGCCGTTTATAAGTCCGGTAATTAACGTGTCTCCTTTACGGAGTCCCACGTAGCTGCCAAGCCCTATCTTTAGCGGCTCTGAATCTCTTTCTTCACTCATAGGTTTGCTTTCTTGTTTACTATCAAAGACGGGGACCCGGCTCTGAGTTGTCGTGATGCTACTCGGACAGTGTTTACCACTCCCCACTTTGCAGAACCCATAGTATCTAAGGTCCTTGATTTGAGCAACATTAGGTACTTGTAGCCCTCGTCGGCTGCTATCTGAGCGCGATAGAGTTCTTCGCCAAGCGGTCCTAGCTCAACTTCTACGCCCTCAAAGTCAGGGTTCATGTATCTAACAGCGTTGTAAGTAGCTTCTGAGCCGTCCCAGTTAGGCTTTGTCTCTGTCTTGACTGAATTCCAAAAGCGCTCAAGGGCAGTGTTCTGCACATCTATCATGTCTTGGTTGTAAGGTACTTCGTATTCGTTCCAAGTCATTCCTGCGACTGCAACGATGATGCCCTTCTTTATCTTTGTAACTCCCATGTAGTGCTGCACCTGAGCTAAGTAAGCCCTAGGCACATCATCCCAAGTTGTCCTAGCGGTCTTGACTTCGATAACCATTAGCTCGCCAGTTACCCGGTGCTTAGCAATCGCGTCAGGGTTAGCGCGTCGGTAAGAGCAATGCTGATCTTCGTATGTGCCAGTCTCAAAGACTTCCCACTCTGGGTATTCCTCAGCCCAAAGCATAAGGATTGGCGCTTCAAAAGCTTTACCAAACCGAATTGCCCAGTTGTCTTTTATCTCTGAGGGTATGAGGTTTAGCTTTTTAGCCCATAGAGCATAGGCGCTTTCCCACGGGTTTAGACCTAGTATGGTGCCTACTTCACTACCCCCGATGCCTAAAGACCGCGCAGCGTGCCACTCAGGGCTTCCCGGAGGGTATATGCCAAGTAGCTTTGCTCCGTTTAGCGTTTCCGGTGCGTAGAATTCCATATTTATCTCCTTTTGTTGGTATTGTGAAGATTACTATGGGCAACGGACAGATTACAAGTAGGTATATCAAACTCTTACAAAGCATTCACCAAGAAGGTGGCGTGCCTTGCGAAAGAGTTCCGGCTTTGTTCTTTCCGGAAGATTTAGACACGACTGAATTGCGAGCCGCAGCAACGAAGGCTGCAAAAGCTTTGTGTCACTCTTGCCCGATTATAAACGAGTGCTTTGAGTTTGCTGTAGAGACTGACCAGAGGCATGGAGTATGGGGCGGCACCTCGGCAGATGAAAGATAGTTAAAGACAACCGCAACACCCCCTGATTGCTCAAGAGACAGTGCGGTGTTAATACTTTGCTTAGGGGTCGCACTAGGAATCGAACCTAGACTTAAACCCGTATTGGGGCTGTCTCTACCATTGGACTATGCGGCCTTGTACGTACAACACTAGCACTCTTTGCAGTTTGCTTTATTGCACTCTGCTGAGTAGTGTTTCAACATGAACTCAGAACAAGCACACACAGCCCTAGCCGACGGCATAAAAGAAACAGGCGCACCAGCGTGTCAGCAATCAGACCCGGACGCATGGTTTCCAGAAGGCGCTAACGGAGGTCCTAGAAGCGCCGCTGCGAAGCTTTGCGGTCATTGCCCTGTACAGATGCTTTGCTTACAGTTTGCGCTGATAAACAACGAGCAGCACGGTATCTGGGGCGGTCTTGGCGCTAGAGAGCGCAACAGGCTAAAGAAAAAGCTAAGTGCTACTTCTTTGTAATAATTGAAGTAAGTATTGACAGCACGGCAGAGCCAGCAGCAATGCTGAAGAACCCTACCCAGTCAACAGTAAACAGTCCTACAGTTCCGCCGCCTAAGAATGCGACGCCTGCCTGAGCAAAAGTCTTGATTGCGCGTTCTCCCGCGAACTGCCAGAATTCTAAACTAAACATCTCCATTGGTCCAATCTTGATTGTTTTTACCGTCTTGCCACGATGCACTTACAGTGTACGCCGTCGTGATGATTGAAATAAGCGATACGCCGCCAGTTATCAAAGTAACCCCGACTCCCCACTGGTCAACAAGGAAAGTTAGAGAGCCGAAGATTATCATTGCAAAGCCGAGACGGTAAGAACCGAAGATTAGCTTGCGACGGAACTTCCAGCTCGCACCAGTTGCAGACTCTGGCTCGTCCTTGAGAAAGAACACACCATCAAACATCTTTACAAGGGCCTTTTGCAACATTCGCAAACCTCTCGTACGGGCTTCTTTACATTAGCGAGGATTAGTTTGTACACGTCTACTTTGTCAGACGTTACGCCGAAGACGCCCTTGAGAGTCTTAGACGCCGTTACATGGACGTGAGGGCCAGTACTTTTGCCAGTGTTTCCTAAGAGTCCTACAGTCTGACCCTTGCGTAGCTTCTGCCCGACACGGTAGCCCGGCTTTGCATCCATATGGCAGTATCCGAGATGCCAGACGACGCCGTCTTTATCCATAGCTGTCTGCACGACAACCCAACCAAGAACCTCTGAGTACTGAATCAACCGAATTGTACCCTTGGCGATTGCAGGTATGCGTGTGCCAAGTGGTCTTGCCCAGTCAGTGCCGGAGTGCGGTTGCATACCGTTGGCCTTGCGAAAGTTGCTCATCTCGCCATAGTGCGAGGTTATGTATTTAGCGTCGTAGACTAACCGCCAATCGGCTGTCCTGTCAGAAAAGCGACTCACTTTGACTTCCTTGGCTTGTATTTCTTACCCACGAAGTAAGCTCACTAACCCGACTGCCACTGCTCCCAGTGTTGCGCCGTAGACGCCGTAAACAAGGCGAGCAATAAGCTCAACCTTTGCTAAACGAGTTTCCATATTGGCAACCTTTTCAGGTAGATACTTCAAGCCACGCAGCTCCGCAAACATCTCGATTTGATTCTCATTAACTTCCATAAGTTTTTCATAAACTTGGACGTTAGTAATGCGTACGGATGTGCCTTCTTCTGCCATTAGCTATTTGACTTCTACTACCTTGACAACAGCGCCGACGGTATCAGAGATGCAGTAAAGAGTGTCGTCTGCGTTTGTCTGAAAGACAGCATTGTTAGTCTCGCTTAGCAGTATCCCGTTAGCAGCCGATACGTCTGAGCCGCCGACATAAGTTGCAGCGCCTTCGGTTCCAGACTGCAAGTAAACAACCTTGCTAGAAATGAATGGCCCTGATACTGCGGTTATTGAAGTGCCTACTGTTACGCCTGTTGATGTTACTGGCATTAGATTTCTTCCTCTGCTTGCTCGACTTGAATTTTTCCATCATCAGCGACGTACGCCGTTGAGTCTATTGCGGTCACAAAAGCTAGGGCCTCATCTTGAGTTAGCTCTGTAAAGCTCCAAGTTTCTAAGCTGGTTGGCTCACCTGTAAAGTAACCAAGAATTTCAGCGCCGTCTGTAATGTCGCCATTAGAGATAGCGCCCTCAGCTGTTCCGCCTTGAGTAACAATTTCTGGCTCTGGCCCCGTGCCGTATTCGGGGTTAGTAAAATCTAAAATCCAAGTTGCGTATTTCATAGTCCTAGCTCTTTCTTTGATTGTTGGACTTCTTCGATAAAGTTTTCCAAGACTCCAGCCTGTTCCATTGCTTCAATGTGTGCGGCGTTCACGCTAGTGCCACCCATGAGCATTGCCTTAGCGTTGCCGGTTAGCCTTGCGTTCCAGTAATCGGGTTGTGCGGTTTCGATTTCTGCCCTCGTGAACTTAGTCTCAAAGCCGTTGAAGATGTCCACTAGGTGATTGAGTTCTCGCTCTGCGCCTATCATTGCTAAGCGTGTTTGCCTTAGCCCGATTTCTATTTCCTGCGCCTTGAGTTCTTTGAGTTCATCTTTTGTTTCACGCAACCTAGTGATTTTCAGCTCTTGTTTTTGAAGTGTTATCTTTGCTAGTTGGTATTTGTAAATCATGTCTTGAAGTTCTATACAGGTTTGGTAATAACGCATTTCAGGAGTTGCGTGTGAACCTGTCACAAATCGTTCTAGTTGGAAGCGTGAGCGTGGTTGCTGAACCTCGGCGATTGCCTTTTCTATTTCCTCAAACATTAGAGTCCACCGTCTTGCATACTAGCGTTATTATTTAAAGCAACTGATAGCCCAACCCCTAATGTAGTTCTAGCATTGGTTGGGAATGCGAACTTGTCAACGGTAGTGCCCCCCCCTCCACCGAAGTAGCCTGCAACTCCAGAATCAGACATCCCTGCAAGCCCATCACGAGCAACTGATAGCCCAACCCCTAATGTAGTTCTGGCATCGGTTGGGAATGCGAACTTGTCAACGGTAGTGACTACCCCCCCACTCTCGCCGCCACCGAAGTAGCCTGCAACTCCAGAATCAGACATTGCCCCCATGTCTCGCCTAGCGCTAGATAAACCTGTTGCTAATGTAGTTCTGGCATCGGTTGGGAATGCGAACTTGTCAACGGTAGCTTTATTGACACCCCCTCCGAGTCCGCCACCGAAGTAGCCTGCAACTCCGGAATCAGACATCCCTGCAACATAATGCCTAGCGCTAGATAAACCTGTTGCTAATGTAGTTCTAGCATCAGTTGGGAATGCAAACTTGTTAACTGCGAGAGTTGCTACTGTTGTATAACCGCCACCGAAGTAGCCTGCAACTCCGAAATCAGACATTGCCCCTAGTTGATAAGTAGCAACTGATAGCCCAACCCCTAATGTAGTTCTGGCATCAGTTGGGAATGCGAACTTGTCAACGGTAGTGACTGAGGCAGCACCTTGACCACCACCCATATAACCAGCAACTCCAGAATCAGACATCCCTGCAAGCCATTGCCGTTGGGAAGATAAACCTGTTGCTAATGTAGTTCTAGCATCGGTTGGGAATGCGAACTTGTCAACGGTAGTTCCTGATGAGCCGCCCCCGAAATAACCCGCAACGCCTTTAGCGCCTGCCAAAGCCTGAGCATTCAAAATTCCTAGAAGTATAAAGCTCATTAAGCCACCGCCACATTTCCTATCAGTCGGTATTCGTCTGTCGCCACACAAAGAAGCGTAGCGGCTGAATACTGAGCGCCGATTGTAAAACTGCCCGTTGTTGTTGAAGTTTCCGCTGCCTTGATTGTTGCACCGTCTGCGGTTACAGTTAGCTCACCTGCGCCGTCTGCAATTATGTCTACTCTTGCGCCAACTGTAAAGTCCGAGCTTGCGTTTACGGTTAGTACTGTTGCCGATGCGGAAGTGAACTGAAGGGTCTTGCCTTGGTCTGCTGCTGAGGTGAGTGTTCGGGCAGTCGTTGCGTCTGTGACAAAGCTTGCAAGTAAGTCAGCTTTGGCGTCTAGCTCATCTTGCAAACCTGTCACTTGCGAAACTGGAATTGTAACAGCCGAGAGGTCAACGTTTAGAGTTACATCGCCAGTTGATCCGCCACCTGTTAGCGCAGTTCCGGCTACTACCGAAGTTATGTCTCCGCCACCTGCCCAAGCGGAACCGTCATAAATCTCAAAAGAGCTTGTGTCAATTAGATAGCTCGGCATACCCTCTGAGGGGGCTGCAATAGCGGATGTTCGTGCTGTTGCGTCGGCAAAGACCATAACCGACTGGTCCATTAGATAGCCGTTTACACCGGCTGCTGTAAGTACCTCGTTAGCCGCGAATACTTTTCTGCCTAATCCTGCCATGTTTTCCCTAACCTAAGTTCGCTGTGTCTAGCTTACCAAACACTGCATCGTCCAAGATAAGCCCTAGGTACTTGACTTCTTGGAAAGATAGCGTCATGTCGTGAAACTGTGGTGTCTTTGCGTGTTCTATTTTGATTACCTGAACAAACTTTTCAATCGCGTCGCCAATGCCGTTAGGCGTAAAGTCCACCTTGCAAACGCTGCCTATCTCTAAGCCAAACAGCTCTGCTTGCTTTTCCGATGAGAGGTCGTTTATCTTTATGTTTAGTGACTCTACTCGGTATTCAGGCTGTGAGTAAATGTCTGCGTAATGCACTGAAAGGTCTATAGATTGCTGGTCAGTTGCCCCAAGCAAGTCTGTCTGAGAGTATTCCCTAGCTCCATAGGTGCCGATAGAGGCTTGGTCAGTTGTCACTACGGTTGCACCATCTACGTTTGCAATAGCTACCTGATTGAACAAAAGCTCAGAGCCGTAAACAATGCCTATTGAGCTGTACGGAATGTTGTCGCCTTGGTCAAACACAACTAGCGTTGCTGAGGTGGGGAACTGCTTTCTGTTCCGGAAAGTGACGTGACCGTTCTTTGCAACAAATAGAAGGCCACCCTCGGTTGCAGAAACAGTCTGTAAGTAGCTAAGCCCACCAGTTCCGTCTGATATCGCTTGAGCGCCACAGTCCACTGTGCCGTCGTCTAAGGACCTAAGTGACGCAGACCAACCAAGCGCATCTAAAGTAGCGGCTATGCGGCTGCCAGTGGCTTCTACGGACGGTGTGGAGGCACCTAGTGTTTGCTGAGCAAGTATTGTTGTTGCATCAAGTGAGGTAGCGTCTGCAAGTGAGTTGCCGTCTGGCGTGTAAGTGAGGTTCCAGTCACTTACCCAACCACTGAATGCAAGCTCGCCGCCAATGGAGATGCGTATTTCTCGTCTAGGTATTATGTTGCCGTAGAACGGAGAGTCTACGTAGAGAGGGTCAAAAGCTCTGTCGTGGTTATTGAAAGATACATTGGCAATAGCAGCCGGAAAAGCAGCAAAGCGCCTTGGCTTACCGCGAGAGATTGTGATGTCACGCACTCTGTCAGTAATGTCGTAGAAGATAGTTCCGCCAAGTCGGTAGTCAGGACTATTTAGCTGTCCTGCCACTGGGTCGTTTAGCCTAAGAAACGGACCAATGGAACTCTCGGTAAGGTCAAAGCCAATTTCCACCTTTGGGGCTGCCGCTGTCATGCTATCCGCCTATAGGTGCTGTTGTTAGCCTGCTGTTTGCAGACTGAAAGGCAATAATACCTGACTCTGTAGCCTGACCTTGTGCGTAGCTTTCTACACGGCTTGTTGAGGGTGGCGAAACTATGTTGTAGTAGTGGTTGACAGTCTGACCGCCAGTGCCTCTTGCAATAGATTCCACTTCCGCGCTAGTCAGTCCTTTTGTCAACCCGCCAAGGTTGCTGACCGAACCGCTCTCTATGTCTTTTCTTAGAGCTTCAAATGCGCCAAGCTTACCTGTAACACCTTCTCTAAATACGCTAGATAGCTTGCCGCCTAGAGCAGCGTTGGCACCAGCAATAAGTTTGTCAAGTTCTTCCAGCGCAGGATTGACTCTTGGCATATCTGGCACCGGTATGTTTTTTATTTCTTCTGCTGCATCGGCTATTGCTTTGTCTCTGCGACTGTCGGTAACCTTACCTATCTCAGTGCTTAGTGTTGCCTGAAAAGCAGTGTTGAAAGCTTCTGCCATTGCGTAAGCGGCGGCTTCTAGCCTTTCCTGCTCGGACATGATGCCTTCAATAAGACCGTCAACTAAGTCAATGCCAGTGCCGTACAGCGTGGCGGCTACTTCTTCGCCAAGGTCTGCACCGAGCTGGTTTATCTCAG